AAGCGGATGATATCCATTACGCTCTCCCAGTAAACAAATCATTTATTCTGATGACAATGTCTGGACAACCTTGTGCCATCCATTCCGGGGCGGGGCTGTTAAGCCGCCGCCTTGCTATGTTTGTTGATGAAGTTTGAAAGCTGGCGAAACTCACGCTTGTAAATCTTGAGGTCTTCGCCTTCAAAGCCACCTTCCTCAATATTGACACGGCTTATGTTGAGGCGGTTGTTGGCTTCACCTAAGATGTAAGCGTCACTGTATTGAGCGTTTACCGCTGCTACGATGGCATCGTACTTAGGGAACGCCTCATCGGCACAAAGCAGCCCATCTTCGACATCGATGCGTGTGAACTGGTAAACAAGCTCATCACACTTAAATGCGTCTTTCACAATCTTGCGGATCATTTTAGTCTCCCTTCGTTGTTGAATTACCTTACACACTGAAAATAGCTATTGTGACATTAAATGTCAAGTGCAGTACATAAGATTATGCAAGGGGTTGCAAACGCCGTCAAAATCTGCATGATGGATATATGCTGTGGCCAAGTCGGCTCAGTGGTTTCCTCCTAGTTGACACGACAAACTCAAGGCCGGTTAAGCTCATGCTTGCCGGCCTTCTCTTTTGGCAAGGATCAGATGACTTTTCGGAAGATCAATAAAACTGTGATGACGCAGATAGCCGACAGGCTTGGCAGTGGCGAGACATTGCTCAAGATCTGCGCAGAAGAAGACATGCCAGGCTATAGGACGGTCACGCGCGCTGTGTTGAAGGATGATGAGCTATACGAGATCTATCGCAAGGGACGGTTGATGCAAGCAGAGTTCTACAGCGATCACATCAATGACATTGCTATGTCTCCGCTGCCTCAAGATCTAGATCCACGCATGCTCAATGCTGAGGTGCAGAGAAGACGGCTAGAGGTAGACACACTCAAGTTTACAATGGGCAAGCTACAGCCCTGGGGATTGCGGGATAAGAAGGAAGAGGCGCCAGCACAGCAGAGCATTACGATTAGCTGGCAGGGCAATGAGGTTACAGCAGAGGAAGGCAAGGGATAGGACGGGGATAGGGATTGTCCCTATATATCAGCGCTGCGCCTGGCCCAGCTACGCGCGTGAACCAGGCCATACCCACCACATCTTTAGTGTTGTGAGCAGGGGTTCTGTGATCCGCAGTTTTCCTAGGGAAAGCATGGCATGCCATATATTCTGGGGAAGATTTGGGGAAGATCCTGGCAGATATTACCTGGGATTTGGCCATACCAGCGACCCCACCCTCCGACATTTTACCGCGCCCTCTAGTATCAATAATCTTCCCGAACTATGGAGCCATTGATCCATGCAGAAGCTAACTGCCAGCCAGAAGAAAACGCTAAGCAAGCATTCAGAGCATCACAGTGCGAAGCATATGTCTGCGATGACTAAGGCGATGCAGAGCGATGGCAAGAGCTTTAGCCAGGCGCATAAGCTGGCTAGGAAGAAGGTTGGCGGTTAATGCAGATTGTTATTCCGTATGCGCCCCGCGAGTTACAAGCAAAGCTGCATGATCAGCTTTCTGCCAAGCGCTGGGGCGTGGTTGTGTGTCATCGCCGGTTTGGCAAGACTGTGATGGCTGTCAATCATCTGCTGCGTGATGCGATATTGAACAGCAAGCCCAGCCCACGCTATGCGTACATGGCGCCGACTTATCGTCAGGCCAAGAATGTGGCATGGGATTATATCAAGCAGTTTGCCGGCAAGATACCGGGCGTCAGGTTCCATGAGACAGAGCTTAGATGTGATCTGCCTAATGGCGCTAGGATCAGCCTGTTAGGCGCTGAGAACCCTGATAGTCTGCGCGGAATCTACCTTGATGGATGCGTGATGGATGAAGTGGCAGATATGCCGGAGAGCGTGTTCCCTGAGATCCTACGCCCGGCATTGTCTGATCGGCAGGGTTGGTGTGTGTTTGTTGGAACGCCTCGCGGCACGAATATGTTTTATGATTTTTATGAGCTTGCTGCTGGGAATGATGATTGGGTTGCGGCTGTTTACAAGGCCAGCGAGACAGGCATTTTGCCCGATGAGGAGCTTGATGCTGCACGGGCGATGATGTCGCCAGATCAGTATGAGCAAGAGTTTGAGTGTAGCTGGGTGGCTAATGTTCCCGGCAGCATTTATGGCAAAGAGATGCAGATGGCTCTTGAAGAGGGCCGGATTACGAATGTGCCGTATGACCCGTCTATGAAGGTGCAGACATTTTGGGATCTTGGTGTTGGTGACGCTACTAGTATTTTTTTCGCACAGACCGGCGGTTCGGCGGGGAAGGGCATCCATGTCATCGATTATTATGAGGCGCGCGGTGAAGGCTTGCCGCACTATTGCCAGGTATTACAGTCTAAGGGTTACCTTTACGGCGATCATTTTGCGCCGCACGATATCGAGGTTCGTGAGCTTGGCACTGGAAAAAGTCGCCGCGAAATGGCGTGGGATCTGGGATTAAATTTTCGGGTGCTTCCTAAACTGCCGCTTGATGATGGCATCCATGCGGCGCAGATGCTGATCCCTAGATGCTATTTTGACCGGGACAAGTGCAAGCAGGGGCTAGAAGCCTTGCGGCAATATCACCGGGCATACAATGAGAAAAGCAGAACATACCGTTTGACGCCTGTCCACGACTGGTCGAGCCATGCGGCTGACTGCTTTCGCTATATGGCAATAGGCATACAAGAGAGCCGCGTGAACGCCAGGCCGCCTCAGCAACGCGCTGTGACGGCTTATGACCCGTTTGCCGCTGCTGCAAGTTAGGAGAACTCAATGGCAAGACGATATGGTGGTTACAGCCCTAGTCCAGAGCGTGGCAGACCTAGCCGGGGCGGCGGTGGTTCTGTCAGCGCGCCTAGTTTTGGGTCGAGTGGTGGTAATGTCAGAGGTGAAGGCGAAAACACCGCCAGACAGCCATCAGTTCCTACGCGCAGCGTTGCCCAACAAGAGGCAATTCGTAAAGCAGGGCTGCAAGCCGAAGACAATGCCAAGCGAGAGGCCGCCATAAAGCAGCTTAACGAGCGCTCAAAGCTAAACCCTATGCGCAATATGCCCGGCGCGGCTGGTGGGTTTTTGCAGGGCATGGGTAACTTTAACCGCGAGAACATGATCAAGCAGATTAAGACTGGCGGTGAGATTATCTATGATGATGCCGGTAAGGTGCAGGGCGTGATCCATGATGGGCCGTTTGGCAAGGTGTATAGTGGCAATAAAATTCGGGGCTACACCGGCGCCTTTGCCAACCTTGTTGCTGATAATGTGCAGCGTGATGAGGGTGACCGGGCTGATACACAGACTGTTTCCGAATATTCCGGCGGTGAGGTTGATGAAGATCAGGATGATGACGGTGTCAACCGTGAATTGCCTGATGTGCCTGATGCGCCAGATGATAACGACACTGGCACTGGCGATCAGTCAGCGGCTGCGAAGCGCCGTTCAAAGATGGGCAAGCAAAGCACAATAGCCACAAGCTCTCGTGGGCTTCTGACACCAGCTAGAACCCGCCGTAGGTCGTTAATGTCAGGGCTAATCCAATGATGGATCTCAAAGGCAAAAAGAATTTGGCCGGAAAAATGGGCATGTCATCACCCCAACCCATGAATTTTAGCGGTGCCATGAATGTAAACCCGTTGGAACGGTTACTGCAAAAATCAGCCGGCAAGAGCCAGGGCAGATCGATTGCCGGTGTAAAGCGTGACAAGCCATCAAAAATGAACGGGGGTATGTATTAATGGCCGAACCCATTCGCAAAGAGGTTGCCGCACTTGATCGCCGCCTCAAAACGCTCACAAGCCAGCGCAGCAACTGGGAAAGCCATTGGCAAGAGCTTGCTGATTATATGCTGCCAAGGAAGGCAGACATTACCAAAAAGCGAAGCCAGGGCGATAAACGCACTGAATTGATCTATGACGGCACGGCTATACATTCTGTCGAGCTGCTAGCAGCCAGCTTGCATGGCATGCTGACAGGCGCAAGCGCCCCCTGGTTTTCTCTCAGGTTCCGCGATGCGGAGCTGCAAGACAATGACGCGGCTAATGAATGGCTAGAAGCCGCAACCGACCAGATGTATATGGCGTTTAATCGCTCTAACTTTCAGCAAGAAATCCATGAGCTTTACTATGATCTGGTTGTGTTCGGAACGGCTGCAATGTTTGTGGAAGGTGAGACAGACGATGGATTGCGCTTTTCATGCCGGCACATTGCTGAAATTTGCATATCAGAAAATGCTCAAGGCAAGGTGGATACGGTTTATCGTAAGTTTGAGCTGACGGCGAGGGCGGTTGCCACCAGATTTGGCGAGGATAACTTGCCACAAAAGATTGCGAAAAGCCTGACCGATGAGCCGTTCAAAGAACACCCAATCGTCCATGTGATTTTTCCGAAGGATGGCATTAAGAGCGATCTATTCGCAAACTTAAACAAGCCTATCGGCTCTGTGTACTACTGCGCCGACACCAAAATGGTTCTGGGTGAGGGCGGCTTTGACGAAATGCCTATGTTGATCCCAAGGTTCAA